CCTGACGATTCCAACAGCTTAGGATCTATCCCTGTCCCACTGTGTATTTCGTGGTAGTTGATCAGTCGTCGGATGATCTCGTCATAGTTCGGTTTGTGACAATCATGAAACTGCTCGCCTACTGCCTTGAGCCTGGTTGCTGTTGACTTGGAGACCCATATTGTTGTCTTGGCTGTCATGCTTCACCTCTATAGAGTCAAGTCAGAGAGAAAGGAGACGCTTGCCGGGCATCTCCTTTGCTCCAGAGGACTGCTGATCGAGCCTCGCTTCAAGGAGGTTCTGCGCGTGTTGGAATCCGAGAGGAGTCGACACGTAGAACTACCATAGCATTTTTAATCATCCAGGTCAATCCAATCCACGCCGCCGCCTGCGTTGTCAATCAGCAGGTCGGTTAAGCCCCAGACGCAATTGTGTACGATAACCCCAGACGCTAGGAATTCATGATGCTCAGCAACTTGGATGTCATAAACATCAGCAAGCTCTTTCCTTTCGTAGGATTGCACCACAAATACGTGAGCACGTTTTGGGTTCTTTTCTATACTTCGATTGCCAGAAGAGGCTACCGCACACTGGGCATTCTGTCTGTCTCTCGTATCTATGGGCTCTATCGGCAACACGTCTGCTACATGCGCTTGAGCAATATCTCGGCTCATCATCTTTGGCTGCGATAAGAGTTTCAAAAGTGCCTCCGCATTCTGAACAGCGTAGCGTGACTGGCTTTCTTCCAATCCATACTTCCTTCCCATGTTTCTTATGCCATTCAATGCCTTCTTTGCTCCCATGCCACTTCTTCGTAAGGGGGCGAATTGCGTCCATATGCTCTTTGCGTTCCTGTGAGAATTCTGGCGCATGGAGTTTTCCGTGTTCAGACAATGAGACTGCTCGGAGATTGTCGATGGAATTATTGAGAGGGTTGCCGTCAATGTGGTGGATGATTTTCCCTTGAGGAATAGCCCCATGAGCATCCTCCCATATCGACCTATGTAAGAGGGATTTGCCAGATCCTCTCGGGGCTGAATAGTAGACTCGACTGGCTCTCCGTTCTGAATCCGGATTTCGTTTGTAGACGACGCCTCTAAATCTGATGACTGTTGGATTGTCCATGCTGCTAGTATATCACCACAAACAAGAGAGTCCAAACGCGTCCACCCTTTTGATTCGACAAAAACCCTATGATCTCCCGTCCCAGAAAGCTCTCGCCTGTTTGACAATTTGACGGAGATTATCTTCTCATTGCGCCGTGTCATTCTTTGAGCAACGACCTGACGCCATCCGCCTCGTGTCCATACACGATCACCGGGCTTGATATTTCTGATAGCGACTTCACCTGAATCAGTCATCACTTGAGTTGAGCCAACTAAGCAGGCGTCGATTCTATTGGGACTCCACTTGCTACGTCGAGGTCCCCTACCGATCCACTGGCACTGCTCATCTTCCAAGTCGTCTAGGTCTGCGTGTAGATCGTGATGGACCAAGCCTTGTGTGTACTTGTTGGCTACAGGGTCGGCTCGTTGGAACTTACCGCGTGAGGCATGGACTAGGCACACCTCTACATCGTCACCGTCGAGCTTCTGACCTTCCCACTCAGCCGAGGAGACTTGAATGTTTCGCTTGACTAGCATGTAGCCGAAGTTTTTCTCAGCAACGATCCTGCGGGTATTGAATCTAAGGCATAGCTCAAGCGCGCGTGCACCCCATTCATCCGGCTCGTAGTGATCCGAGGAATCGTTGAGGACAACACCGTGACCATCTACGCGCCTTCCCTGCACAGTGATTCCGGTCAAGTCGCTTGAAGCCGCACCGCTACCAGCAGGGTCTACCGCTACATTGATCTCCTCAAGCTCCTCGATGATGACAGCCTCGCGGAATGGATCTATCATTGTTTCGGTATTCCATAGAGCCCCTTCGATGTCAGCGGTAGGATCTTGCTGATAGAGGGCACCCCAGAGGCGACCACCCATCCCGCGCTTAGTCGAAGCGAGAGCCTTCTCATTGAACCTCCAAGGCCAAAGCGCCGCGCCCTTCTTACGCCCGAGAGGATCACCCTCTAAGGCCAGAGCAGGCAGACTTACGACTTTCCACTGTTCACCGCCTTTACCCATCTCCCTGATGAGCCTTCCGGCCAAGTCGCCTTCGTGCCATCGGGTCATCAGTAAGACGATCGCGCCACCAGGGGCGAGCCTAGTTCGAACGGTTGAGCGGTACCAGTCCCAGACCCGGCGCTGAACGATGAGGCTTTCGCCGTCGTCGATGTTCTTTACCGGGTCGTCGATGAGGATTATATTTCCACCGCGCCCAGTGAGAGGCCCACCGACACCTGCAGCTTGGAGCTTTCCATTCTTGCCGTGTAGATGCCAACGAGCGACAGCGGAAGAGTCACGCGAGATGTCCGGCCATGAGTAGAACTCAGCAGCTCGGAGGTAGTTCGTTCGTGCGTCCCTGCTCATATCAAGGGCGAGATCAGCGCCGTAGGACGCAATGATTGCCTCCATGTCCTGATTCCTACCGAGGAACCACGGAGGAAATAGGCGACTGATTAATTCCGATTTCCCATGCCGAGGGGGGCAGCTAACGATAAGCAAGTAGGGCTCATCCTGGTCACCGGCTGCAACGTGAGCCTCAGCCTCCATCAGTAGATTGCAGACGAGCTTGAGATGTGCGGCTGTATGCCAGCGCCCTTCTGAGATAGTCACACAGAATTGTTCTAGATCACGCCTAGCTAATTCAGCTTCAATCCTCTGAGCTTCCTGGGAGACTTGGGACAGAATCATCACCGCCTTCAATGTCGATGACATCCTCAAGGGCTCGCATCTCACGCAGGACGGCAATACGTTCTTTCAGCTCTTCCGTGCTCAGTGCTGAGAGCGCATCCTGACTATCTGCGTTCGCGTGAATGTGAAGCGATCGCGTGTCTTTCTTGTCTGCTTGTTCTAGCTCATTCTTACCGAGCCAGATGAGCATTGTGACGTTGCCTTTCATGGCGATCTCGTACTGTTTTGAGCGAAGGGATCTACGCATCCGAGCTAGGCCCTTTTCGTAAGCGCGGTCTATTTGCGGATTTACTGCGCGATATCTCCTGAGTGTGCGATCGGTGACCTCTAGTTCTACAGCGATATCGCTCCACCTAAAACCTACTTGTGCCCAATCAGCTATCTTTTCCAGAGGTACTTCGATGGGCTTCGGGCCTGGTTTTATCCTTTCGATCCCCTGGCGTTTAGTCATTTTCAAGCTCGGGATTCAATCCGAATGAGAGCATCCTTTCAAGCGTCACGGCGACATACTTCGGTTCGATCTCCATGCCGTAGCATACACGCCCTTCCTGTTCTGCGGCCACTACGGTCGTTCCTGAGCCTAAGAATGGATCTGCTACAGAGCCTTCATGGTTGCGGATAGGTCTCGCCATGCACTCGATCGGCTTCTCAGTCATCCCTCAGCCCCTCCATGAACTTCGTACCAAGCCTTCTCTCAACCACAGCACCATCCACAGGAAACTTCTCAAGCTGAGGCCCGACGTCATCAGAGGGCATAACTTCCAGGCTAAGCGACAGCACCATTCCACTACCACCGGCAAAGTCGGGCATCGGATCACGCCCTGCCTTGTGGATCCGTCCATCCTTATCCATGATTTTCCAGGAGATTGTTTTGCCGCCGTCAATCGAAGAGAGGCAGACGTTGAATGGTCCATTCGTTAAGTCAGCCAAGATACCCCCTTACAGCCCGAGCAACGTAGCAAGCTGCTTGTTCACTGCGATGAATACCCCGCTACGTGTCTCACCCGGTACAAACGTGCCCTCGTAGTACAACCCGTCCTCCTTTGAAACGAACCCAGAGGGTAGCTCCTTGTCAGCGAAGGCAGACGGGTCATAGGACTTCAAGTTAGAATCAGGCGCGCCGTACGGAAGAATAAGAATGCTGTACTCGCGCTCCTCGGACATTAGCCGCCCAACTTCAGGAGGATCGTTTTTCCGGAGATCGGACACGTCGCCTGATAGGGGTAATCCCCACGCAACGATTCAGGCCGGAGAATGAAAAGCACCCGCGTATGATCCTTCCCACACGCCGAACACTTCTTGATGTCCTGGCGTCGATGCTTCGGAAGCGCCGCCTTCGGCTCAGCCTTACTCACGCTAGCCCCTGCAGATACTCCCGTCTTGGCACCCGTTTTCGCGCTAGTCTTCTTTGGTTGCTTCGCCATCTGCCTCCACTCCTTCCGGCACTGGTAGCCGGTTACGAATAAACTTCAACTCTTGAGCAATCAGCGCAAGGAACTTCGTCTGACGGCTCCTTATCGACAGCTCTACCCTCTCCTTTGGCCTCAACGAATCACAGTCCTTGCATCGATCCGTGTGTTTCGCTAATGCCTCTGACAACTCCACACCGCACACCGAACACTCTGCTTTCTTCTTACCCATCAGTCAGCTCTACCCCCAGTTTCTCTACAGTCAAAGTGCTTCTCAGAGCGACGAGCTTCTCTACCGCAAACGCTGCGTCTACCCGTACCTGAACATCGGCATCACGATCACCCAAAATCTCCGATACCTTGTAGATCGCTTTCTGTAACGTCTCTGCTACTGTCATTGATACCCTCTCCTTTCCTCCAGCATCTTACTACCTACGCCCCGTCAAGGTCTATAGAGCCTTAGATTTTTTGTGGATTTTAGGTAGGTAGGCCCTTTCTTATAGTCATTCCTGCAACCAATGAAGCTTCTACCCCCCCCCTATCACCCCCCTATGACGGGCTGTCTGCCTCCTCTTGTGCTTCTTCAAGTTCGTCATTGGTGAAGACATCACCACAGCCATTGCAGATCCATTCAAAGTCCTGGTCGTCCCATCCGAGGTGTCCTCCGCAGTTGGGGCAGTCTCCCTTCTTCATGCTAGTCCTCCTTCTTGGTCTGATGCTGT